AGCCACGCTGACCACCTACGTAGCCGGAGATAACCCTGGAGTTTATGCTGGGTTGGAAGCTGGCTCACTTAGTCGTGCATCGTTTGATGTGCTTTCTCTGTGCCATGCGATTCTAGGGAACACAGGCTGTGGTTTTACGGTGAGCGCCAGCGGAACCAATACAGTGAATGCCACTAGCGGGGCAAACAGTTGGTCGAGCAGCACCGCAAGTGGGCAGTACGTTATTACTACCTCACAAACTGCTGCGTTCTATGAAGAGATCTTTGACGGGCAGAGCTACAACGGCGGTGCCGCTCAGTATCCACTGACCCTGCCCGGAACCATTGCAGCGGACGGCAGCATTCAGACCAACTCCGTCTACCCAACCTATATTCCCCATGCGTACCTCGGCGCTTGCGTTGGGCCGGGGTGCACTGGTTCTGGTACAGTTACCACTTCTGGCACACCTAGCACTAATTCTCTTAGTAAGTTTTGTGGGTCGACGGTGATCTGCAACTCGTCCATCACAGACGATGGCACGACAGTCGGGCTTGCTGAGAGATTGAATCAAACGATTCAGACTTCTACCCCCAACATTCTTCTGTCTCCAGTAGAGATCCCGGAACTGATTTTAGTTCCGACCGGTGCAGGTGCGTGGTTACGGTTCTGGAATTTAGCAATATCCCCGACTAGCGAGGCGTGGTTAGGTCTGTGTGCTTTGCCGGGCGGATCGGGCGACGATATTTGTGTAGGGAATGTCGCCAATTATGGAGTTACAGCGAATCAACCGTTCTGGGCTGGCTATTTTGGTGTGCCTATAACTGGGGTGTTTGGCTTTGGTGCGCAAGCAGTCTACGCCGGAACAGGCGCATTGGATAGTGGATTTTCCCGTCTTGCACCGGGTGCCATGGCAGTGGGCAACGGAACCCAAGGTGACAAAACCGGAACACTTCAAGCTGGCGTAACACCCACTGATCCCGGCTGCACAACAACTGCGCATATAGGCAAGCAGTGGTTCAACACCACCACTACCACAACGGTCTATCAGGTATGCCTCGACGTAGCCGGAACCGTAGGATGGGTAGTGAAATAGGGCAGCAGGGTGTGAAGTAGTTTGAGCATCACGGAAGGGACTGAACTTGAGCACCACGTTTATATTGCCGAGCGCGACCCTTCAGCAGTTCAATGACGACGCGCTGATCGACCTTCTGCAAGGTTGGTTCGTAGGGCTCACTGGACTGCCGGCAGCGATGGTGCGCCCCAACTGGCAAGAAGACCCTCCACCCCAGCCCGAGCGCAATCAGGATTGGCTTGCCATCGGCATCCGCTCCCGGCGCCGCGACTTCGATACTTTCACGAAACACATCTCTGGAGACCCAACCGCCGATCCGCCAATTCCTGGTTACGATGCCACCTACCGCAACGAAATCCTCATCCTGCAATGCCGTGCCTATGGACCAAACAGCGATGCAATCGCGGCAAGCGTTTGGAACAATGCGCAACTCGGCCAGAACCGCGCGCTGCTGCTCGAAAACGGCATGGGGTTGGTTCGCGTGGAAGACCCGCATCAGGCCGCAGACTTCGTGAAAGAGCGCTGGGTGCGCGTGATCGATTTCGAGGTTCACTTGCGCCGTGCGATAGCATTGACCTATCCGGTGCTGGATCTCGAATCGGCTTCCATCGAGATCATCAGCGACGTGCCGCCGTTCACGACTACGGTGGAAATTGAACTGGACGAGTAGTTGGAGGACCACAGATGCTTGCCATCCAGACTTTGATCAATGTAACCACCTCGCTTAGTCAGACGGCGGGCGCAGCGCAGACCACAAACACGATGCTTGCGCTGACCAATAACACGGTGATTGATCTGGTCGTGCGCATCCTTCCTTTCGGGAGCGTTGCCGCAGTCGCAGCCTACTTCGGATTGAATGGGCCTGAATACGCCGCCGCAGTCGCTTTCTTCGCGCAGAGTCCGCAACCGGCAGGACCGCTCTACATTGGACGTTGGGCACAGGCCGCAGCGGCCGGACAGGTCATTGGCTCCGCGCTCACGCCGGCCCAGCAAGCCATCGCGAACTTTAGCGGCATCGCAAACGCTGGATTCACGGTAGACCTTGGCGCGATTGTCGCAGTCGCAGCGCCGACGATTGTTCCCTCGGCAGCGGCGATCAACACGACAGCCACATACACTTTGGCGCAGAGCACCGATACGCTCTCCGGAACGCTGAAACTGCAGGTCACCGGCTCGGCCGCGTTTACCGTGACGATCCCTTTGGGCACGACTCTCGGCGCGGCTGTGACTCTTCTGAACCTAAACACCGCATTCGCCACAACCAACAGCCTCACCGCATCCACTGCAGGCGCGACGTTGATTGTCACGGGTGCCGTGGGTACCGGCGGATCGAAGACGCTCATCGACAATGCCAGCACTTTGCTCGATGCGCCGGTCACGCAGAATGTTACTGGCGTCGTCCTCACCGGGGTTGCAAATCTGCCGGCGGTCGCCTCGGCGATCAACCTGGTATTGACGGGCGCAACGGTGGCATGGGATCCAATCTTTGGACGATTCATCGTCACCAGTACCGCAACCGGCGCCTCGAGCGCGGTCAGTTTCCTCTCTCCGCCAAGCGCTGGTCCGACGGACATCTCCGGATTGCTTGGGCTGACGTCCACCGCCGGTGGATATGAGTCGCCGGGCCAGGCCGCGGAGAGTGCGCTTGCCGCGGTGACGCTGTTCGATGCGCAGTTTGGCGGCAAGTGGTATGCGCTGGTCATGCCGACCATCTCGGCCAATAACGATCATGTGGCCGTCGCAGACTACGTGCAGAGCTCGCAGACGAAGCATTTCTATGGCGTCACGACCTCGGACCCGAATGTGTTGGTTCCAACCGCGACCTCGGATATTGCCTACGTGCTCAGCCAGGCCAACGTCAACAAGACGGCAGTGCAGTTTTCGAGCACGAGCTCGGTTGCCGTCGTGTCGCCGCTCGCGCGCATCCTCACCGTCAATTACTCGGGCGCGAGCACGGCCATCAACCTCATGTGGCAGAACTGCCCAACGCTGATTCCCGAGAACCTGAACTCGATTCAGTTCGCCGCGCTGCAGGCGAAGAATTGCAACGTCTTCGCCGAGATCAACAATGGAACGTCGATCTTCCTCACGGGCACGACTTGCTCGACGGACGTGTTTATCGACACCGTGATCGGCGCCGACAATCTGGCGATCGATATGACGACCGCGCTTTTCAACACCTTTCTCAACGCGGGCACGAAGATCCCGCAGACGGATGGCGGGATGCACATCCTGGCGGACACGTGCACCGGCGTGTGCGTGCAGTATGCGACCAACGATTACCTCGGAGCGGGAACCTGGACCAGCGCGCCGATCCCGCCCGTGCTGGCAACCGGCGACTACATGGAAAACGGATTCATCGTGTACGCCGCGCCGCTCGCTTCGCAGCCAGTGGCCCAGCGTGCCTCGCGCATGGCCGGCCCAATCCAGATTGCAGCGAAACTCTCGGGCGCCATCAACACGGCCAACGTAGCGGTCACGATCAACCCGTAAAGAGGAGATTCAAATGGGAGAAGTCTTCGGCACTTACTCATTCGCGGACGTTCATGCGATGCTCACTGGCCCCGGCTTGGTCGCGATCCTGGGCGATGGCTCCGGGTCATCGGAGGAAGGAATCACGTTCGAACCTGTCGATGAACGCGACCGCATGACCATCGGCGCTGATGGAACGGGCATGCACAGTCTGAGCCAGAACCGCTCCGCAAAGGTGCGCGTGCGCGTGTTGAAGACCTCACCCATCAACAGCGTTCTCCAGCTTGGATTGAATTACCAGTCGAGTTTTTCTGGGTTCTGGGGGGTGAATCGGATTACGGTCTCGAATCCCGTCACCGGCGATCAGCTCACCGCGACCGGCGTCGCCTTCGAACGCCAGCCGCCCAACACATGGGGCAAGGACTCGAATCTGATCGAGTGGAGTTTTACCGCAATCTATGCGTCCCAGACGCTCGGCAATCCGGCTCAACTGCTTGGGGCACTTCTGGGCGCCTAACTTCGCTCGCCGCGCTGTAGTTACTCGCAAAGGCCGTATTTCGACTCACACGATTCCTCTACCGATGAGATATGGAGACGCAAGCGATTCATTATCAATCACCGGATGGCCCCATGCTCTACCGAATTGAAGCGCGAGACGATGGGGAAACTCGCACTCCCCGGAGATGTGACCGTGCCACTTTTCACAGTCAGCCAGGAACCGTCGATTGTCGGTATGCTCCTCTTGAATGAAGGCGTTGATGATTACAACCTCTTCGGCAGAGTGCTCGGCAAGCGTCAGTTTCGTAGCGACCGCCGAGGCCGCGCCACAAGAGAACCGGCAGACCATCCTAGCCACTCTTCGCCGCTTTCTTCGCCTTGCGGACTCGCCGCTTCGCTGCCGTCGTCTTGGGTTTGTCCGAGAAACCTACTAGATGCTTCATGGCTAACAATATGTTAGCATCAATCTGATTCCGAAATTCGGAAAGGACATCATGCAAACTGAAGCTCTCGCGACCGTGACCATCGGAGACTGTGAATATCAGGTCTACCCGATCAATGCCATTTTGCAATTTCACATAAACCGTAGGCTCTTGCCCCTTGCGGCACAGCCCATCGTCAAGCTCTGGCCCACGATCCTGCGCATGCTGGGCGGCGACGTAGACGAGAAAGAGAAAGTCGAAGTCTTCGCCCAGGTGATGGCCTCGCTGCCCGACTTTGCGAAGGAACTCGCGGCACTCTCGGATGAGGATGCGAACTATGTCATTTTCAACTGCCTCGACCACTGCTACCGCAAGCAGGAGCGCGGCTGGGCCAAGGTGCGCAGCGGCGGCGTGATGATGTTCGCCGACCTCGACTGGTTGACCATCATGCGGCTCGTGATCGAAAGTCTGAAGGCCAACCTCTCCCCGGTTTTTACTACCGGACCGCTGAAGGCATCCGCGGCAGGTCCTCTTCAGTAGCGCTCGCACGGATGCAGAATGGCGAGGATTGGCTTCTCCGGCCAGTGTTGGCGGGGTGTCTCAGTTACGAAGCGCTCAAAGATTGTTCTGTGAGCCTATATGATGTTCTCAAGCTCAACGATGCGCTCGACGTGCAGGCGGAGAACCAAGAGCGACTGA